AGTTTCATACGAACGGCAATATTACCGTTGACATAGACGTCGAGATTAACACCCTTGAGCATAATCACAAGATGGAACCACTTGCCAACTGGGATGTTTGGGACCGATACATAGTTGTCCCACTTATTGATAGTATTCATATAGATGCGTAGTGTGTTCTTATCACTTTCAACAAATACAGCCGGCGCTAGATTAGGAAAACCACTATCGTTACCCTTGTGGAAGACGTGTTTTAGAGTACCGGGTGCGTTGTTTCCTCCAGTATTTACACAGTTATCATCCGAGGAGCCAGATGCCTGAAATGTATCTGGGTGAATGAATAAGAACATAGAATATGAGAAAGCAGAGCCCTGCTGCTCATCGCGACTGTTATATAGTATAGGATATCCTGTATTAGGTCCCTGTGGGATAGTTATACTGGTAGCGGTTGTATTATTAAACAAAACTACAGCTTGGCGATCCATCTTTTTCAAAAAAGAGTTCACCTGTTCAATCAAGGACATAACAACTTGTAGTCCAATCATTGTAAGAATGACAATAGTAAGTTGGGATACTAAGCCATTTCCTGATAAAAATCCACTCACAGATTCCATTTCCTCTATTTATAATCGGTTTTATAAATGGAGAATTCATAAATATGAATTTATAGGTAGTGTTCCCAACTGTTACCATTGTTGTAGTTGAGTTTTATACCGATCTTATTGAAGAGAGAACGTATTATGCTGGTGCTTCCCTGGGGACCCTCCTGGTATAAACCATAGATGCGGTCCGGGGTGAGAGCAAGACCAGAGAAGAATACGCTATTTAGGAATCCGTTGAAGCCGCCCGCAATAGAAGGGATTACATACTGGTTGCCGCTGCCTGGTGCCGAGCCGACAACTGGACCCGGAAGAACGCAGGAGCGGTTGAGCTTGCCATCGTAGTATACATCAAGGACACGACCGCTGACGACGCACGTGAAATTCAGCCAGCGCTGCATATCTACATCATTAATATCGCACATAGGCGTGTAACCATCGGTGTTAAGAGTCTGCTGCGCAGTTGCCGCACTTGTAGCATTAGATAGGAAATGTGTAATCCAGGTGAGCTGGTCGGAGCCAACACCGCGTGTATGGAAACGAATGCCAAGCATATTTTTTGTAGGGTAAAGGAACGATGTCATTACGTAGGCGGCACTTGCCTTAAGGGCGGGGTTGCTTACGTGGGGGTCTGAAATGGCAAGAACCGGCTTAATAACTCCCATCTTGGCAGAATCCCAAGTGCTGATGTACATCCACCAGCTGATTGTAAAGTCGGCACCCTCTATAATGCGCAGGTTCGGGTTAGGAATAAAGTTCGGATCCTTCTTCTTAGTATCATCGTAGTTCAGGCAGTACTTTGCAGGGGCAGATCCCTTCTTATTTACTGGGATAAGAGCACTTGACTTATTTCCTGGAATACCGTATACACTATTGGTCATTTTAACCTGGATAACATAGCGCTCCGTTTCAGAACCCCCCGTTAGGTAGGCATAAATCATGTAGCAAATAATAACAAGAGCTAACAGATATACAATATTGTATACAACTCGAGGGCTTTCGTAGAAAAACAATCTTGTTCGGTTGTATGCATTCATTAGACTCATACTTCTTCTAACCTAGAGCATTAAAATCTTCAGGCGTATTCGTAATCCACATACTCTATTCCAGTGTTAGCCTCATCTCCTTTTCCATTGTTCGGGCAAAACCCTGCTTGGCATAGTAATTTATATAGTTCGTGCCAGAAGCTCTTAAATGTAGGCGCTCCATCCGGGATATTTGGTTTACCTCGTAGGTCGGTTACACGTTTATAGTTTTCCCGTAATTCTTTCTCTGTAAGACGGCGTGGCCAAGCCTGTATCATACCAGCTTGCCCCCAGAAATCCGGAGACGTTTCAAGAAGTACACCTGTAGGATTTGTCCATGTAACGTTATCAAGTATGAGCGATGTTGCGTGATGTCCATTCAAATAAATATCAATAGAACGTCCCTCAACTGCTATTGTAATTTGATTCCATCGAGAATTCATAACATTTTCAATTTCTGCGTAAGGTGGTGATGTAAGACTATTATTCATTGACATCGGCATAAGTGGATTGAGCCTTAGCAGTGCCGCTTGATGTACGGGATCCAGGACAAACTCACCGACACCGAGGAGTTTCAAGAGGGGTTTGAACCTATAATCACCTTTGGGACCAGCAAAGGGTATACGTTCATCGTTGACCTTGTCCATATAAATGAAGAAACTAAATGTAAAATTACTTTTTAAAGACTGTATAAGCTGCGCTTGCGTTAATACAGATTTCAAATTGGAACCAGCGGATGAATCGTTTTCGGACGCTATTCCATTGAGGACAAACGGACCAAGTACAGTGGTCTCGTCCGATTTTGGCATAAAATAAAGTACATAGATTACACCCGCGGCAATTATGACAAGGATAAGTATAAGAAATATCAATCGGGGATTCATTCCTCTTATACCGTAAGTATGTTTTTAACGATTTATTTTTCATTTAGAACCGTTCACCCAATCTTCCACCCGATTGGTAATTGTATCTAACGATGGCATAAGCGATGGATCGGTGGAAGCACCACAAGTCTTTGCCGCAGGCTGGAATGGCGGGAAGGGCATAGGGCAGAAGTTGGAAAGCATTTCACTACTAATGGAAAACGGCCAGACATATAGATTTTGTATAGCGGCTTCAGCAGGGGCTTTTCCACAAAGACCGTAGAGATTGTTTTCAACTGTCTTGGGCTCGCCGGCAAGCACCTTTGTAGTCTCTAGTTTACAGTTAAGATCAACTTCAAGCACCTGATTATGGACGTTTACTGTAAGACGGAGCGGCTTCTCGACCGGAATATCCGAAATACGCGCCGACTCGCGGTAGACATCGCCGGTTTTTGACATCGTATCCACAAACACAATGATATCATTTGTGTTGGGATCTAAAAATATACCGGGATTAAGGCGTTTTGGTAGCCCATAGGGTGGTAATCGTGGCGAACCCGCGGGGGTCACGCTACCACTCATATCGGTATATAGTTCGCCACTGCCACGGTGGAAGATATGACGATAGGGTCCTTCTATATTTGTAATATTACGGGTGTTTGCTAAGAGTAAATCAAAATGATATGTGTATTTGTTGTTCATATTGTCAGGTAGTAAGTCGGCGGAGATCATCAAATTCTTAACGCCACCGTCGCCGTTCTTCCAAAATAAATGAGAATCGTCAAGCGCCTTAAATCGTTGCGGGCGAATATCGAGCGATTTTAGGGAAAACTTATAACCCGTCAGCAATAGGTAAATAAGAATTACAACTGCGATAAGTAATCCATAAAGGATGTAATTGCCCATACCTCCACCGCTATTGGCTGTCAATCGGCGTGTGTTACTTATGACAGTACGCGCGGCATTTGTACCGGGCATATTTTCGAATAACGAAGCCATTCGCACTTCCTACTTCCTACTTAGAAATAAGACTAGAGTGTAAGTCCTTTATAAAAATCTCGTATATCTTTATTGCGAACAAAGTTATTGAGTTTTAGACCCGTTTGACGTATAAGTTTGTTACCGTCTGTTCGAAGTTTGCTTTTATTGAAGGTATTACCATCGTGCGCAACAACAAGCATCACTTTGAGCGGATCTAGCTGAACTAGAGGCACCGAATACTTTCGGGTAAACTCAATTTCTTCGGCATAGGCGCGCGATTCGTCGCAACGATTTGCACGAACGTATGCCTTTGTATACGCCATTGTGCCGAAGGTGCCGTGGTGTGCTCCGTAGGGACCAGTTTCCCAAATTGAGCCGTCATCAGGAAAGAAGACGTGGTTGCGCGTAGAACCGGCAAGATCTGCCTTACGTGAAACAAGTGTCATTACTGCGTGATTGACGCGGTCCGGCGTATAGTAGTCGTCATCGTCCATACAGACTAATATCTCGCCGCGCGCGGCATCGTGAAGACGGTTGCGCTTGGCACCGATACTCAACTTCATGTCTGACCGTATATATTGGATATTCATTGTTTGAAATTCAGGCTCAAGTAGATCCTTAATAGGGTCTGAACCATCATCAAAGACTACCCATTCCATACGCTCTTTAGGGTAGGTTTGGTCCTTAATAGCAGCAATTAGATAGGGTAGAAACTTACGCCGATTGTACGTAGGGGTTAGAATTGAGACAAACGGCTTTGTTGTCGATTTGACAAGTTTACCTGGCCATTCGGCAGCAGCAGAAGACATCTTACTTATACTACAGGTCTGTCCATTTAGACCCAGATTCTTAATTCGAAGACTATGCGAATTACATCTAAAGATCCTTTACCATTCTGTTATAAATGGCAAATAATAAAGCGGTTGTTCTTTCACAACCGTGGGGCGGGCTTGGCGATAATTTACAATTTAGCACGCTGCCTGAATTATATTCAAAACTAGGATATAAATTTTATATATCAAAGAAAAATGCGCATAGAAATAAAGAAATATACGATCTTGTTTGGGGACTGAATCCTTATGTTGAAGGTTTATCAGATATGGAACCAAATGTTGGAGAATGTCGAGGATTTGAAGATATAACCGCCGATTTTATAACAAATATAGAGTTAAAGAATGGGCTTAAAAATGGTTATCGAAAATATCCTGTAATTTATTATAAACCTAAATTCATCTCTGAACTATCGAATTGTTTATTATATGATCTGACCTCTATATCTATGTATCCTGAAGATAAACCTATTAAATTATCATTTGAAAGTATATTTAATAAATATCCTGAACTACCCGTTAAAAAAATAGTATTTGAGGCGATTCCAAATAGAGATATACCATCTTTTCAGCATAATACATATGTAATTAAATCAATATACGATTTATGCGACGCTATTTATTCGTGTAAAGTATTTCTATGTTTACGCTCTGGAGCATCTGTCTTAGCATCGGCTATTAAAGGGGATGGTTCAAGTCCAGAAATTTATACATTTCACGATCCCTGGTATAATAATCAGATATCGTATACATTTAAAAATAATAATCATTTGGAGTTTGTTAAAGAGGAGACTCCGACGAAGTATGTTTATCTAGGAATACCGTATATCAAATAATGCGGTTCAGTCTAAAAATTCATTTAATATATATAAATTAAATGAATTTTATTGTTATAGGTGACTGTATTCTTGACCATAATATTTATACAATTGTTCAGACTCCTAAACGTATAGATTATAATACAGAATATAATATAATTCGCGAGGAATACAAACTTGGAGCTTGCGGAAATTTAGTTACAAATCTTCAGTCATTGGGCGCAAATAAGGTATTTTTATTTAGCGCTATTGGTGATGATATGGCTGGACGGCAAATGAGTGAAATGGCAAATTCATTAAATATTGGTAATTTCTTGAAAACTGTCCCTTCTTATAATACTACAGTAAAACACCGATATTATCATGATAATAAATGTATTTTCCAAACTGCCAATCATATTAATAAAGAATTACTTTTGCCGATTTCGCTCTGTGATGAAATTGAACAGGTTCTTATACATACAAAGATAGATTGTATAGTTATATGCGAATCTGAAAAGAGTTCGATAGGTTTGCTTTCTATTCCACATTGTCAGCAAATTATTGCGCTAGCAACAAAATATAATGTACCTACAATGGTTGACCCCAAAGAGGATATTCATAAATATAGAGGATGTACAATTATAAAACCAAATCGCGACGAAGCATACGCATTAATGAATATGTCAAACGATACTTCACTTATGGATGTTCATAATGCGATTCTTCAACAGCTTCAATGTAAGTATTCGTATATAACACTTTCGGAACAAGGAATTAGTATTTATGATGGAAAAGATGAAATACGTGATAAATGCCACGATGAGTTAATAGTTGTGGATCCAATTGGGGCTGGTGATATTATTACAAGTATTACCGCACTGTTATTCAATAAGGTTGATATGAAATTTGGTGCGCATATTGCTGTAAATATGGCATCGAAATCCGTTGAAAAAACGGGAGTTGTTACTGTATCAAATCGTGATGTTATAAATTTTTGTTTTACATCAAAACATATTCAATTCAATGATTTAACGATGCTTCGAACAATATTTCATAATAAAAAGATTGGTATAACAACAGGCTGTTTTGACTTGCTCCACAATGGACATATTTTATCATTGGGGTGGTGTAAGGAAAACTGTGATATACTTGTAGTCTGTTTAAATTCCGATGAATCCATTCAACATTTAAAAGGCAAACAGCGTCCTATACAATCTATAGATAGGCGTTTGTCGGCACTTACAGCACTAGATATTGTAGATTACGTTATTGTATTTGATCAACCAACTGCCATTGAAATTATTAAAACGTTAAAACCTAATATATTAATGAAGGGCGGCGATTATAGAGATAGACATATGCTTGAGTCAGATTTTGTGGATACAACACTTATAGGACCCTATCTGGATGGTGTATCTACAACAAATATTATTAAAAATATGTAAGTCGTCCTTTATCAATTTTACATACCGTCACAGTTTGCCAATAAATCATTTAAAATATTCAGTGGTTTAAACCCCGCTAACAAAAAAGCCCTAGATAAGCATGTCCATTATTTCGCGCCGAAAGCTTTGGTCTTTTTTTGAAGCCTTATACAGCCAGGAATTAAATGAGAATTCGGCAAAGGCAACAACACCAGAGTGGCTAAAAACCCCGCTACTACTACATCAGCAGTCAGCACTTGCGGCAGCTCTTCGATTAGAAACGGCTAAGACAAATGGGCTTACAGTGGATGCTATTGCGGGCGAATCGGTCGGCGGCAAACTTTATACGTCCTATGGTATTTTAGGTGACCGTGTAGGATCTGGTAAGTCTCTTACGGCGCTGTCTTTAGTCAAAATGCCACCGCCAAGTTCGCTTTATAATGAATATATTATAAGGGGAAACTCTATTTTGGGCGATGGGCGGGATGTAGGACTTTTACGAGTCAAAGATCAGACAACTGTTGCTACAGGGCTCAAACTAAAGCCTCTCAATACCTCCCTTTTTATTATTCCCCACGCGCTTATAGGACAATGGGAAACGTATGTCGCTAATGATACGACGCTTAAGTGCTGTTTCGTGAAGAAGCGGAAAGACGCTGAGTCACCTACCTTGTTAGAAACAATAGAACAGTACGATGCGCTTTTTATCTCTTCAACAATGTGGAATTCCTTTCGTACAACACATCATCCACGAAACATTCTTTGGAAACGAGTATTTATAGACGAGGCGGACAGTATTTCTATTGCAACCGACTGGGACGATATTAATGGTCTTTTCTATTGGTTTATTTCGGCAAGCTGGTTGAATCTGGTATTTGCGGGCGGAGCGTATTTTAATGTGCTGAGTGCCTACACACCGCCAGATGAAACTCCACCGTATGTTATTGAACGGGTGAAGAAACTACAGAATAATCACTATTTACAGATCCCTGGTTGCCGTCACGTCAACATAGTGCGAAGGATGTGTGGTATATCGGCGAATCATTCTACGGTGGCAATTAATGCGGCGGTTAGCCAAAGCGCCCGTCTTATTGTCCATTCGTCCGAGACGTATATTCAGACAAGTTTTACAATGCCGACCACAACAACGCGAAAGATTATTTGTGCAACGCCTACAAATATTCGTGTACTGGATAGTTTTATTTCACAAGAGATGATGGAGCGGCTAAATGCAGGCGATGTAACGGGAGCTTTGGAAAGTCTTGGAATGAATTCGTATACAGAAACTGATATTGCGAACGCAGTAACTGCATCTATTCAGAAGGAACTTCATAATGCGAAGGTGACCTATGAATATAAGAAAACGCTGGAATATTCTACAGATTCACTTAAGCAAAAAGCGATCGAGGCACAGGAGCAGAAGATTGCGTCGATCGAGAGTCGTATTTCGGCGATTCAGGAACGGTTGAAGCGCGCAAAGGAGCAGACGTGCCCGATTTGTTATTGCGATTTAACGTCTCCCTCGGTTACTCCGTGCTGCCAGCAACTCTTTTGTTTCCCTTGTTTATGCGAGTCGCTCAAGCGAGTAGCAAGTTGCCCGCTGTGCCGTGCACGTATTGATGATATTAAGGAAATTAAGGTACTTGGAGATAATCCAGCCCAGGCTCAGCCCCAGGAAATACCTAAGACAAATCAACTCTTGAATAAGAATGATAGCTTTGTGAAGTTTATGAAGGAAAATCCGACTGCAAGAGTGTTGATGTTTAGCTCGTACGATGCGAGTTTTACAAAACTAGAGGATTCGTTGGATGAGGCAAATATCAAGCATTCAATATTAAATGGATC